CTACCGAGTCGTTGTAAACGGATAATCAATAAAGAGCATACCCCCCAAGGCGCTTGATTTAAGCGCTGAGGGGGGTATAATCTTTATATGCCTAAATTCGTCAACACCCTTAGTGTTAATTCCGAACTAACCTCGGACCCCACAGCGGACGAGGGTACCCTTTATTACAACACTTTTACTGACGAGTTAAAGGTCAAGGGCGCCTCTACGTGGAGCGCCCTGGGTGAGGCAACAACCACAGAGATGCCTACCGGCTCTGTTATAACGTGGGTTGGCGCACCATCAACGCCGCCGACTGGTTGGCTTTTGTGCGACGGCGCTGCTGTTTCTCGATCTACCTACGCAGACCTTTTCGCCATTACCAGCACATATTTTGGCGTCGGTGACGGAACAACTACATTTAACCTTCCTGACTTCAGGGGACTTAGCCTTGTTGGCGCGGTATCCGCAAACCTTGGGGTTGCGGTTGGCAACACTTCTGGCGGAAAAGTCTGGACATACGGGTCTGCTGATCCTTTTACTGCGCTTACGCACTCGTCCGACAACGCAGCGCATACGCACACGTTTACTGACGACTCGCAAGGTGGTCATACCCACGCAACAAACCACACAACAACCGCCACGTACTCCAGTCAAACTGAGGCAAGCGGCCACACGCACACGTATGTCGGCACTACCGTAAGCAACGGGCACACGCACGACGTTGCAAACCTTGCGGCATCTTCGGGAACAATTTCTGTACGCTCAACGGATGCCGGCGATGCCGCCGCAACGAGCCACACGCACACAGTGGGAGTTTCCTCATCAGCAAACTCTCATACCCACACCGTAACTGAATCGGTTACTACAAGCGGCGGTCATATCCACACTTATACCGGCACAGTGCCTTCGTACACCAACACATCCGGAGCGGTGGATGGGCACACGCACGGTGGGTCAATGGCGGCAGATGGAACCGCAGGACACACCCACAGCAATCACTCCGCCAACAGGGCAAGAGTTTGGTATTTGGTGAAGTCATGACAAAGATTCTTTCCAGCATTAAGTTACCAGTTGCTACGCAGGAAAATGTGGAGACTGCATATTCTGGCGCTGGGTTAATTTATTACGACAGCGTGAACGCAGTTATTCGCGTTCACGACGGAACATCTTGGTCATCTCTAGGCGGCTCCTCATCAATTGATATGCCGATTGGATCTATTCAGCCGTGGCTTGGCGCCTCAACCCCATCTGGCTGGCTTGTGTGCACTGGGCAGGCAGTTTCACGGTCAACATACTCGGGGTTGTTCTCGGTGGTCTCAACAAGGTTCGGCACGGGGGACGGCTCAACGACGTTTAACGTTCCAGACCTGCAGGGTTATCAAGTCGTTGGGGCGGCAGGGCTTGATCTGCTTGGCAACGTTGACAACACGGCAACATTTCGCCAGGGCTCTGTTGATGCGCACTCGGTAGCGGCGCATATTGGCGATGCGGCAGAACACTCGCACTCACTAACCTACACAGCGTTCACGGAACTAGAGCATACCTACTCGCACACCCATTCGGCAACGGCATCTGAAGGTACAATCACGTTTGCTGGGCATACATTCTCAGACACGTCAAATTATGGACAAGTGCACTCGCACACTGCATCTGTTGCTTCTGGTTCCAGTTTCCCCCTCCCCGCAACTGGCGCATCAAGGGCTTCAGCCGGGCACACCCACGCTGCGCCGGCCGTTGTGGACGGGCAGCACAACCACTCCGTCACGACCTCGTCTTGGTCGGCACATGCTGCGCATCGGCATAGCCCAGTTTTTAACCTTACCAATGCCGGGAACACCACATCAGCATCGCCACCCTCGCATAACCACACAGCAACACCGTCAAGTAACGGCTCGCACACACATACGGACCACTCCTACAAAACCTATATGGTCCACTATATTATTAAGGCGGCTTAAGATGTCTGTAAAGTTTGTTTCACCACTTGGCCTACCGGTTGCAGAAAATAACCAGGATGCGCCAAGCCTTGCGCAAATTTATTTTAACTCAACCACTAATAAGGTTAGGGTGTACAAAAATACAGGCTGGGCGGAACTTGGCGGCTCTGCTGCTGGCGCATCCGGAAAGCCTGGGATGGTTACCGCATGGGCTGGCTCTCACGACAATGTTCCATCTGGTTGGATTCTCTGCAACGGCGACGCAATTTCACGAACAACGTATGCGGATTTGTTTGCGGTCATTGGAACGAATTATGGCGTTGGCAATGGAACGACAACGTTCAACCTCCCCTACTACGATGACTATTGGCTCATTGGCGCACCGTCCGCTCTTTCAACCGCTCCGGACCATGAAGGTCTGCCAGCAAGTTGGAGAGTTGCTTCTGGGGTTCAGTTTTATGATTCATTTAGCCATTCAACAAATGGCGCTCACTCCTCTCACGCAACAACCATGACTCCTGCGGGCTACCACAATCATGCCGCAAATCACACGCATGTCGTAACCGCCGCTACATCCGGATCTGCCACGGAAGGGAATCACACCGTAAGCGGAGTGTTTAACTCCGCTGGCGCGGCACATACGCATTCCGTAACAAGCGGCGGGCCTTCCGCCGTTGCGGTCGCTTATGAGTTGGGCGCGTCGTCTGTTTCCTCGCCGACCCACACCCACGTCATCTCCCTTGCCTCTGGCGGCGACGCAAGAAACCATGTTGTTAACGGCACGTCATATACAGGCTCAGTCGCCCACGTTGCGCACACGCACGCCAGCGGCACGGGGACTTCGGACGACGCCAGCGCTATGGGAATTAATGAGGCCCACAGCCACACGATGAGCGCTATTGCAAGTGCTGGTGGGCACGCTCACGCGACGCATGACCCGAAGCAGCAATTGTTGTATTATATTATCAAGACATAAGGAGACCCCATGGAACAGAGACTTATCACCATTGCCATTGACTACGAGCCTGAGGACGAGCACCAGGTGGCTGCTGCTATCGCAGCGATTCACGGCGCTTCGGCAAGCACGATTAAGGATGCAGTTGATGCTATTGCCGCAAGGCTAGAGGCCATTCCTGGCGCGCATGTGCCCCATTGGTCAAGCCCAGAGACAATTAACTGGGTTACCCAGAGCGAGACCATTGCCAGTCTGTACCAGCAGATTGAGAATCATGCTTGTCAGTGCTGCCATGAGATTGCAGTTGCCCCTGCTGGAGTTGTAGATTTCGAGCCCGGGACTTGCCCGCCGCCTCATAACTGCGCGGCGTGCGCAGATCAAATCATCTGATTGGAAGGATAGAAAATGGCTGGAGTAAAGAACAACAAGTCTAAGCGCGAAGCAGCAAAGCCGGTCCTCACTGCGCGGGTCTGCAACCAGTGCAAGGAACCCGTTATGTCCAATGAGGTTGCCCTTATAAAGAGCATTTCCTATATTGGCGCAAAGCGTTCTAGCACGTGGGTAGAATTTCACCGAAAGCATCTACCTAAAATTTAGTAGATTTCCTGCGTAAAACACGGAGATTACCTAATCATTGAGTAAGTAATCTCCGTATTGTTTAATGCTTATGGGAAGGAGACCCATGAGCACTAAAATCATTGTAGCCCTGGCAACTATCTGGCTAATACTGTCTACGCTTGTATTTGGACTTGTGACGTCCCCTGCGTTTGGCGCACAAAACAACTACGTTGACCGCACCCAGGATTTCTGGATTACCGTTCCTGAGCAGGGCGAACTTCACCTGTGGACCGACTTGTGCGACGACACCACTGAACCCTGGTGCCCCGGCACTGTAGATTCCATGCTGTGGCTGTACGACAGCGCCGGCACGTTGATTGCAGCCAACGACGATTCATTTACCGACCACACCGGCGGATACTCCCTTGCCTCGACTATCCGTGTTTCCGTTCCTGCGGGAGAATACCGAGTGCGCGCCGGCGTGTGCTGCGGAGACCCAGCGGCAGACCGCTTTGGCGGGAACCACTACTACATGATTAGCAACTTTGATGCGGAACTTGCACCAGGCACTCCATCGGCGACTTGGACTCCGACCCCGCAACCAACGCCAACACCAACTCCGGAGCCGACACCAACCCCGACTCCGGAGCCCACCCCAACACCTGAGCCGAGCCCATACCTCAACGCGCCCACCGGACTTATGGTGACCGTGTACGGAAACGGGGACGTCAACCTCACGTGGAATGCGCCGGTAGATAGCGGCACGCCTGTTGAGCGCTATGCCATTACGTGGCGCGTTGGTGAGGCCGGATGGGGCGTAGGGTCTAATGAGACGTCAATCACACTTCCGTGGCAAGTCTTTGCCAGCACTGGCGGTTCGGACGTTGAATACGCTTTCACAATTCGAGCGGATAACAATACGCTTGCAGTGTATTCAAGCGAGTCAGTGCCTGTTTCAGTAATCCTTTTTGCTCCCATTCCGCCAACCCCTAGCCCGACACCAACGCCGGAACCTACCCCCACACCCACGCCAACCCCAGAGCCAACGCCCAGCCCAACTCCAACGCCAGAGCCAACACCTACGCCGGAACCACCAACACCGAGCCCCAGCGTGGCTCCTACCCCTACGCCAGAGCCTTCTGTAAGCCCGTCGCCGGAGCCAACTCCGACGCCAAGCCCGGAGCCAACCTATGAGCCAACGCCTACCCCCGAGCCATCTGTGGCCCCTTCTCCTGATCCCAGCCCTGTACCTACTGACACACCTGGACCAATTGATCCTGGCGCTGCAGTAGAAGCCGTCACCGAAGCGGTGGGCGAAGCGGTTACCGCAGTCACTGAAGCGGTTGGTGCCGCCGTAGATACCGTTGCCAACCTTGGTAACGACATAACGGAAGAAGAGCGCGAAGAGGCGCGAGAAACTATCGTGCCCGCAATTATTTTGACGCAGATCGCAACCGCAGCAGCGGCGGCAACACGTGCCGCATCAAGTGGCGGCTGGTCTGGAGGCGGCGGTGATGGCCCAAAGAAGGGTTCTCGTCGCGGTGGCCCAAAGAGCGGGCCGAAGGGTGGGAATAAGATGCGCGCCAAGGTGCAGACAAAGACGCCCGTGAAGTCAGCGCAAAGCAATGGTACAGTCAAAAAGGAATATGGTTTCAAAACCAGAAAGGGTCTACTGTGAACAAGTTGAAGTTTTATCTCGCGCAAATAATCAACGACGCGGTCGGGCAGTCTTGGACAGTCTTCGGCTTGCTC